AACAAGAAGGGAGGAGCTTGAAGATGCTGGCATAAGCAAGGATGAAATTGATAAACTTTTTGCTAATCCTGTTGCATTAAATACAAAGTTACAAGAAATTAGAAGCCAAAAACAATCTATAGTTGATGAAAATGGCAACCCTATTAACACATCAGGCATCAATAAAGGTGGCATGAGTACAGGTGGCAAGTTTGCATTGGCGGGTCTTGCAGGACTTTTAGGCAAACTAGCATATGAAGAGCAAAAGAAACAAAAAGGTGTACCCTTGACTCCACTTACAACCATGGATGCATTAGGCAGATACAACATTGAATCTGAGATTGCTAGAAGAACTGGTGAGGCAATGCCATCAAGAGTAGAGTTTGGTTTAACAGCAGAAGGCTTACCAGCTTTATCAGGTGGTATGCCAAGAAATGCAAGATATGGTGGCATCATGGCATTTGCCCAAGGTGGTGCTGTAGCCATGCAAGAAGGTGGTGAGCCACCTATTAACATGGCTGACTTTCCTAGAAAGAATGGAGAGATAGATGGACCGGGCACTGGTACAAGTGATGACATACCTGCAATGTTAAGTGATGGTGAGTTTGTTATGACAGCCAAGGCTGTTGAAAATGCTGGCTCCTATGACATGAGTGCAGAAAATGGTATTGTCACATTAAGTCCTAATGGTGGCAGTGATAGAGAATCAGGCACAAGAATTATGTATAAGCTCATGAATCATTTTGAGAACCTAGCATGAATGGAATAGCAAGATTACAAACAGGCGGTCCTATTGCAACAGATGTAGTAAGACAAGATAGAACCCTAGACCCAGCCACAAGAGAATTATTCTTTGGTGCAGGTATACCGGGTACCTCAAGCTATTCACCGGGCTTTCTCCAACAAGTATTCAGAGCAAGTGATAGAACCTTTTTTGATGATCAAGGCAGACCTGTGGTGGTGCCTGAAAGAGTTGCAGGATTATCACCTGATCAAATAGATGCAATCAATAGAGCTAGGGAGTCTGTGGGTGTACAAGAGCCATTTATTCAAGAAGCAGGGCAAAAGTTTAGGGGTGGTTTAGAAAACTTGTTTGGAGGCTTAGGTGAAGCTGAGGGTGTACTTAGAGAAGTAGGCAGAGGTCAGTTTGACCCAAGCATGATTCAACAATTCCAAGACCCATATGAACAAGCAGTGGTTGATCAGGTCACAAGAGATGTGATGGAGGCTGGTGAGAAGCAAGACATCCTAGCTAGAGCAAGAGATGTCTCTAGTGGTGAGTCTGCATTTGGCTCAAGAGCAAGACTTGGTGCTGAAGATAGGACAAGAATGTTGGGTAGAGGTTTAGCAGAAACCTTGGCTCAGATTAGAAGTGGTGGCTTCCAACAAGCACAGGGCAGAGCCATGGATGAGTTCAATAGACAACAAGGTGCCTTGGCTGGCTTATCATCAGGACTTGGCTCTTTGGCTCAAGCAAGACAGCAAGGACAAATAGGTTTAGGTGGTCAGTTGGTTGATCTTGGCACCCAGCTTGCACAATCAAGACAGGCTGATGTACAAAGTCAATTAGGTGTAGGTAACCTTGCTCAAGGTATGCAACAAGCTCAATTAGATGTGGGTAGAAGAAATGCACTGGCACAACAGCAAGCACCATTACAGCAAATGCAATCACTATTACCATTTGTTCAAAGTGTACCAGCAGGCTTTAGTCAGACTGCTACTACCTTTGGTGTACCACCCTCACCTTTACAAACAGGATTAGGTGTTGGCTTATCAGCATTAGGTGGCTTAGGTTCTTTCTTTAATCCACCACAAACATATAGATCATCAAGCGCACTGACATAATGGCAATGAACAGGACAGGCATACCAACACTCATGGGTTTCCAAGAGGGTGGTGATGTTGACACTGATCAAAACATAACTGATACCAGTGGTATTAGAAGTGCAATGCTTGACCCTCAAGATGTAACACAAAACTTTGCTTTATATAGTGGCTTGTTAAATCAACTGGCTCCTGAGCCAAGGAGACTTACAGGCTATGATCTTGCATCTGAATTGGGTAGGGGTTTATTAGCACAGCAAGGTGAGAAGCTTCCTTCTCTTGGTAGAGGCATAGGTCTAGGCTTTCAATCATTTAAAGAATTGTCAGATGATATAGAAGAAAAAAGACGAAAAGCAAAAGCAGATAGAGATGCAATGGCATTTGGCTTGGCTACTAAATCTAAGAGTGCAGGTAGCGTAAAAAGAGGAGACAACTGGATGGCAACAACTCCTGAGGGACAATCTTTTTTTAGAGAGGTTCTCGTTGATGGTGATGTTTACTATAAAGGTGAGGGTCAAGTTTTAAATATACAAGAATTTGATGCTAAATATCCTAATGCAAGACCCTATGCTTCAGGTGAGGCAGGTAAATATCAAATGGGGTTGAGTGATTTTACCAAGGCTGTAAAAACTGTTAGAGAAAATGAACAGTCTTTAGATGCTTTGCAAGATTACATAGCTACATTTGATGATGCTAATGTTGGTTTTAGCAGAATAGGAACTGACATTGAAAACTTTTTTAACACAATTTTTGCTACTGGTGAGATTACCAGTGCTGAATTAGCGCAGGGTATGTCAGAAGCAAAGTTTCAAGCTTTAATTGGTAGGTTTAGAGAAGAGGTTGTTGGACCGGGTGTTATGACTGAGTTTGATGCTGAAAGAATTATTGCCGCACTTGGAGCAGAGCCGGGTGCTTTGCAAAACCCTTTTAGAATGAAAGCTATATTGAAGGATGTTTTTGGAGATAAGGTTGATATATATAATGATGCATTATTGATATACAACTTGGGTGCAGGTAGTGGTCAATTTAAGGGTTTTGAAGAAAAAACAGCAAAAAAATGGGATATGAGCATGTTTGATTCTCCACTCACTGTTCCTGAAGGTGCAACATTTATAGAGGAAGTTAAAAATGCTAAAGACAAATCTGTTGCTGTTATATATACAAATAATGGAAAAACATATAGAAGAAATTTAAATGGAACTATTGAAGAAATAAAGAATAAAGATACAAGTGGCATGCCCTCAACTATACCTTTACCTGATTAATTATGGCTTTATCAAAAGAATTTTACAAAACATTAGAAGATGCCTCATATACCAAAGATGATATTGGACTATATAGGGAACAGATCAATGCACAAATGTCACGACAGGGAGAAAATGCCAGTCCTGATTTGATAGAGGTATATAACTTTTTAAATGAGGCTGAGTCCAATGCCTTTCAAATGGCGGCTCAAGGTGCAACATTTAATTTTAGTGATGAATTAACAGCACCCTATTTTGGAACATTTCCAAGAGACTTTTATCTTGCTGTTGAGCGTGATGCTATGGACACCTACAAAAGAGAAAATCCAATCATCTCAAGTGTTGCACAGGTTGGAGGCTCATTAATTCCACAAATAGCTGATGGCGCATTTAGAGTCATAGGCTCAAGAAGAGGCAAGTCTGTTAGTCCATTTTCACAGTCACCCACTCTAAAAGCTTTGAGTCAAGCAAGAGATAGGATTATGGGTACAAAGGGTGGTTTTGGAAATACAGTCAAAAGATCAGGCATATATGGAACTGCTTACACCATAGGTGCTGATGAGGGTGATGCAATAGAAAGAGTAACAAAGTGGAAGCCTTATATAACAGGCATAGCATCAGCGGCACTGGCTGTACCATCTTATTTTGCTTCAAGAATATTTAGTACATTAGCAGATAAAGTTGGAGCCTATCCTTCTGCTGATAAGGGAGAAGAAAAAGCTTTAGAGATGATAGAAAATGCTATGGAGTCAGATGCAGGCTCAATAGAAGAAGCTTTGCTTGTTACTCATAATCTTATGAATCAAAACAAACAATTAACTTTGGCTGATGCTGGTACAACATCTGCCGCTCTTTTAGATTTGGTTGGTGTGTTGCCATACAAAGGCACAAAGCTTGCAAGAGATTTTTTAGAAGCTAGGCAAGGTGGTAGATTTGGAAGATTAAACTCAGACTTGGTTAAAGCTTTTGGACCGCAGGCATCTTATTTTGAAACACTTAATACTTTGATAAATACAAGAAAAAGAGAAGCCGCACCTCTTTACAAAAAAGCTTTTATGCAAGAGGTACCATTAACAGACTTGCAATTAAGATTTGACCCAAATGCAACTCCTGAAATGATACCAAGGCAGATTGATTTGAATAAAGAGTTTATTTTTAAAGATGGCGATGGCAAAACAGAGGTGGCTAGTATAAACACACTCATGAATAGACCAAGTTTTCAAAGAGCCATTAAGAAAGCTGAAGAGATAGCCTTAGAAGATGGTGTGGCTTTGCCTGATTTTGAAATGTCTACCAATGGATTGATTTTTACTTCAGGTGAGAACAAAGGCAAGCTTATTGATGCTATGGACATGCAAACATTACATTACATGAAATTAGGTATAGACAATGAATTATCTATAGCTAACAAGCCATTGAATACTTCTTTGGGAGATGTGGAGCTAGGCAAGGTAAACAATAGTAAACAAAAGCTTTTAACAATTTTAGATAGCAATGAAGAATATCAGCAAGCAAGAAATTTGTTTGCAGGCAGTATGGCAACACAAGAAGCCATGGATTTTGGATTAAACATATTTACTAACAAAGCCTATAAGCAAAATCCTGAAAAGGTTATAGGCTTATACAATAATGCTGAAAAAGAAGCTTTTAGAAATGGTGTCTTTGAAGCTGTGTTAAGAAAAATGGAAACCTCAACAGACAATAGCAATGTTGGTTTAAAAATTATTGGCAATGAAAGAAACAGAAATCTTTTGCGATTAGCATTTCCTGAAGATGTAGATGAAAGTACATTTAATGAATTTATAAATAATTTTCAACAAGAAATTGATGCAAGGGCAGTTGAGGTTAGGGTGTTGGCTGGAAGTCAAACAGCACAAAGAAATAAATTAGCAGAAGTTTTTGATGACAAGTCATCAAGAGCTATGAATACGAGAGGGTTAACCGCAGATGAGTTGGTTAATTCAATGATGTCTCAAGATTTTGATTTATTAAATGATGAGCAAAAAAATGCTATGTCAAAAAAGCTTGCTGAAGTATTAACAGAAACAGACTACAACAGGTTGGTAGACAATCTAAGAAGGGGGTTTTCTTTTGGTTCTGCTCTTATGCGTGTTAATCCTGTAAGTGGAACTGGCTGGCTTTTAAATTTAGCAGACCTTACAGGCTCACCTTATGCCATAGCAGAAGTGACCTCTCTAATTGGTGAGGCAGGTGAAGATGCAGAAATATTAGATTTAGAAAAATTTGGTACAGAGGCAAAAAACAAAGCCATAGAAATATTTAGACAAGAAGAAAATATAGATGATAGTATTTCAAGAGCAGACAACTTTAATAGAAGTGTGCCATCCTCGATTGCTAGTGAGGTAATGCCTGAAGAAAGACAAAGAATAGGTGACCAGCTAAATGAAATGCTGGCAAGTGTTGATCAATCAGACATACCTTTAGTAACACCAGCAACTTCATTATTAACACCTGAAGCCATGCTATCTGATACTATATTGCCTAATCCTGATGATAGAGAGATTGCACAAAGAATGATGGGTGCTAGAGGCATTGGCTCATTGATGAGCTAGACTGCTACCCCTTCTTCATCACCACACACTTTTTCATGACTATCTTCTATGAGTAGTCGCATTTGATCTATCTTCTTTCTTCTTTCTTTCTTACAGATTGCTTCTAACAAATCATAAGTAGCCTTATCTACTGTTAGAGTTCTGTAGCCTTTATTAAAATCACCCATTACTAATTTCTCCTGTACTTATCCATTGTGTTGTGATTATAACTGATTATAATATATTTGAACATATGAAAACAATAGCTAATACAAACTTTCCTGAATCTTTTGATAAGACCATAAGAAGGCTAAAAAGGAAGCACAAGCCTACATCTCATGGCAATAAGGTGTGGAACTCTAACTTAATCATGATTGATTACCTCTCAAGGTATAGGTTAGATAACATCCACACAGCACTAGACATAGGTTGTGGCTGGGGTGTTTTGTGTGCTTATCTATGTAAACAACAAATAGATGTACAAGGTTTAGACATAGATGAGAACCTAGCACCTTACATAGAACATGTGAATACCATTAATGACACCAGCTTTGGTGTGGAATATAAAGACTACAAAGATATAACCAATAAGCAATGGCAGTCCTATGATTTAATCACTGGCTGTGATATTTGTTTTTGGGAGGAGCAGATAGATAGCATCATAAATATGATTGATAAAGCTAGTGGGGTGGTGCTTATTAGTGACCCCGGCAGGTATACATTTTGGCATTTGTGCAAGCAAGTGGCTGGTAACTTACATGATATAACCATATACACACCAAGAAAGGCACAAGGTTATGTCTTGGAAATAGTTAAATAAAGTGTTAGAAAGTGTTGACATTAGATAGTAATTTGTTATTATAGGTACATGGATAAATTAAATAAATTAAATACTCAAGTTGGCAATGCCTTTGCTCACCTTGATGCACAAGAAATCAAACAAGAAACAGCCTATGTTATAGAGACTGCTGATATGTTAGTTGAGCTTTTTAACATAGAGGAGGGTACTGCTCAGACTCGTCATGAGGAATTACAAAAACTTCTTGGTCAAAGAAACATAGATAGAGATTTTGCTGGAATTGTTAGATATTACAGGGCAAACCTTACTCTTGAAGAAGCTAATGCAATCATTGTTGAAAGAGCTTTAAGACCTCTACAAGCTAAACATGAAAAAAGAAATTATAGAATAGCTGAGAAGCTTTTAAAGAAGGGTGTTGAGGAGTTTGACTTCAATAACCAAGAGGTTGTTTGGGGTGGTGACTTTGAAACCACTTGGAGAGTAGAAGATTTCTTGGTGACCTTAAAAGTTATCTTTGCTGGTGGACACAATGTGCAAAGATTTCACCCTAGAGTTTTAGTAAATGTTAAATAATAAAAGGAGGTTGCATAATGCAATACAAAGACAGAGTTGAGCAAAGGAAAAGTCAAATAGCTCTTGAGCAGTGGAGAACCTCAGTCAAATCCCTAGAGGTTAATAATAAGAAAGGCTACACAGAGACTATCTATAATGATGGCTCTATGCTGGTTCGTGACCATGCAACCAAGACAGAAGAGTTCATACAATCACCTCACAGTGATTCAGATTTAATCTATACAATGTTAAGAGAGGAGAAATAAAATGTTGTTTAAAAAGAAGGATGATTTGCTAAGGCAAACACAAAAGATGACCTCAGAAGAGGTTATAGAAACTTATGCAAGGTTAAACTTGTATCAAAAGGCTGGTCTACTTAGGCTATTGCTCAGAGATGTAATCTTTGATAATAGTGCTGAACAAATCAGTGGCTTGCAGTACACAGAGATAGATGTGGATGGTGCAGTCATAGTTGCTAAAAGCAGTGACTAAAGACCATACTTTTTTCTAAGCTTATGCACCCCAACTTGAAAGGCAATCTTTTGATTGTGGTGCTTTAAGTCTTTGTACATAGCATTAAGATACTTAGGCTCAAACCTATACACTCTATTGGGCATCCAGTAAACACTCAGATACTCAAGGTAGTCTGCTCTTTTTTGGTTGAAGCCTTGGTCTAACAAGAACTTGATTCTTTCCTTGTAGGTATTAAATTTAGATGCCTCAGAACCCCAGTGAGCAAAGTCTTGTTCTTTGTCTCTGATCACAGGTCATGCAATTCGATTGGCACTATCTTGTTGTGTAGATTGTAGGGTGTGTAGATGTCATGCTCTTTGCAATGCATCATTAGATCAATGGCTTGCTGGTTCTGTGCAACCCCATAAGCAATAGACTCAGGTGTAAGCTCATAGACCACATAAGGGTATGGCTGTGCTTTCTGTATGGCTAGAAACTGAAATTTATCTACATCAAGTCCTGCACACTGTCCAGCAGTTAAGTAAAAGGCACCCTGCTGATAGTAGCCATAGCTTCTAACAGACTGGATGAATGATCTTGGACTGGCACTTCTGCATGTCTTAAGGTCAATGATGGTGTTATTACTCAGCATGTCTAACCTTGATTTGCACTTATGTCCATAGTAATCAAAGACAATGGTAAGCTCAGTTCTATCTCCTTCCTTGGGTGTGAGTGCATCTAAGACTTCTACTCTAGCCTGACATTCATCATACATGGCTTGAGTAATGACTGTTCTTGTGCCTGATGTCTCCATGAACTCTGCATACTCTTCTTTGCCCACCTTGGTTCTTCTATCTATGTTGGGTGCAACCACAAACTCATCATTAAAGACATGTGGTTCTAAAAACAAACAGTGTTGCAGTCTGCCTTCTACAAAGAAGCTTGCCTCACTGTCAGGTTTGGTTTCATACTTCCATGTGTATGGGTCTTTGATAATGCTGGTTAGATCATGTGATCTAATAGCATCTATCTTGTTGTACTCCTCAAAAGGCATGTCCTCATAGACACCTGCTGGGTATTGATCTTGTGAATTTATGTTGATTATGTCTGCCATGGTTCTCCTGATTGGGTGGCAGTTATTGTTGCAGGAAGGAGAACTGCCAAACCTTCTGTGTTGGTTTTAAAGGATGACCAACAACCTAAGAGGTCAAGTGCTGTTATACATAAAAGGAGCTATTGATAATAGCAAAATTACAGCACCTAGCCTAAACTAAAATGGAATGTCCTTGTCTGTGACACCACCATCTTCTATCTCACCATCTTCTGCAATGGCTTTCAATGATTCTAAGTCACTTGAATCCTCTGTAGGATTTTTCTGTGACCAAGCCTCAACTTCGATTGAACCTTCAATCTTGTCAGCTATCCATTGTGGAATCATTGCCATCTTTTTCATCTCTGCTTTGTTATCAGCAGACACATAAGCATCTATGTCAAAGGTAAAGGCTTCATTGTGGGTTGGGACTACACTCTCATCTAGTCTATGCACAGCTTTTACTTTTAAGTTGCCATTCTCATTGATGCCAACATTGATGACACAGTTCACACCTAAAAGCTGGGTCAGGTCTAAACCTGCAAGCTCTTCATTGGTGATACCACCTTTCCATGTGTCTAAGTCTCTATAAAGAGCAGACTTCTCATGCAATGAAAGTTTGTACTGCTTAAAGATAGAGAAGGGTCTGCCATCCTCCATCATTGTTTCTGTGGTTTCCCAAAAGAAAAACACACTGTGTTTTTTCTCAGTCTCCTCAGATTTATATTTTTGCTCAATGTGTGTGCCAATGTCGATTATTCGATAACACACAGCATTGTGCTTGCCTTCAGGTAGCTCTTCAAAGTTACCTTGGTTCTCAGAAATTGTTAAAGCCATAGTTTTTTCTCCTCATATGTTTACATTTCTCACCTAACAAAGTATATTGGAAGGTGTTAGTTAGAACATATTAAAGAACTAAGGAAGAGGAGTCAAGTGTGGGAATAAAAAAAGTTCAAGGCAATAACAAAAACTTTAACAATCCATTAACCATGGAGTCAATGACAAAGTTTTTACAATTTTTAGCAGATCATGGTTTAGAAAGGAAGGATGAGCCACTCATACCTAACCCTGATAGACCACAAAAGGCATACACCAATGTAGACAATAAGAGAAGGCTCTCAGGTTACTATGCATACTATGACAACTATGGCATGGCTTGTGGCTTTTGCTCTGACTATAGAACTGGGGTCACACACAATTTTAAACTCTTTGCCCAATCACCAAGGATTAACAAAGAAGCCATAGAAAAATTTAAAGCAGATAGTGAGAAAGCTAATGCAGATAAACATGCCAAAGCAAGAAAAATGGCACAAAAAGTTTGGGGTGTAGCACAACCTGTAACCACACACAGGTATCTTTCGAGTAAAAATGTTGCACCCCAATCCTGTGATGGTATTAGAGAACACAGAGGTGAGTTGGTCATACCAGTGCATGATGGAGATGGCAAGATATGGTCATTGCAGTTTATTAAAGAGGATGGTTCTAAAAGATTCCTGAGTGGAGGCAAAATCTCAGGCAACTTTGCCATCATAGGTTTATCCATGATGAAAGAAAGCCAAGAGGTAGGACTGGGTGAAGGCTTTGCTACTTGCAGTACCATCTTTCAAGAAAAGAACATACCCATGATAGTGACCTTTAATGCAGGCAACCTTATCCATGTGGGTGAGATTATCAAAGAGGAAATGCCTAATAAACGATTTACCATCTATGCAGACAATGATGCAAACAATGTGGGTCAAGACAAGGCTATCAAGACAGCACAAAAGATAGATGCTGAGGTGGTCATGCCTGAAGAAGAAGGCATGGACTTCAATGATCAAAAGACACTGGTTGGAGAGGTGGTCGAAAAAAAGGTCGAGGTACCCATGGTGGTGGACTTCCACAAGACAGAGAAGGGTAGAATCATGCCAACCACTGAAAACTATGAAGCTCTCATGGGCATGCATGAGATCAATGCACACTATGACATGATCAAAAAGAGAATAGACATCAACATACCCAACTTCAAACCCATTGCTGACTTGAAGGATGAAGCAATGTTGGTAGAGCTAGAGAACCTTTGTATCAAGAACTTCCTGCCCCATCAAAGATTAAGAGATGCAGTCAAGATTATTGCCAAAGAACACAACCCAGTTGCAGATTGGATAGACTCAAAAGAATGGGATGGCACAGAAAGAATCACAGACTTCTGCAACTCCATCACCAGTGTAGATGAAGAACTCAAGCACATGCTCATGAAGAAATGGTTGCTCTCATGTGTGGCATGTGTGTATGAGCCTGATGGTGTCAGTCTTGAGGGATGCTTGGTCTTACAAGGCAAGCAAGGTACAGGAAAGACATTGTGGTTTAAGCGTCTAGCTGACTTCAATAGAGGCTGGTTACTAGAAGGTGCAACCCTTGACCCCAAAGACAAAGATAGTGTCAAGAAGTGTGTGAGCCATTGGATTGTGGAGCTAGGAGAACTGGAGGCTACCTTTAAGAAGGCAGACATCAACCAACTCAAAGCATTTATTACTGCAAGGTCTGATGAGATGCGCCTTCCTTATGACAGAAGCTTCACCAACTACCAAAGAAGAACAGTGTTCTTTGCTTCAGTCAATGAGCCTGAGTTTTTGATGGATGGCAGTGGCAATAGGAGGTTTTGGTGCATCAAGGTTAAAGACATCAACCCACATCACAACATAGACATGCAACAGATGTGGCAAGAGGTTAAGCAGAAGTATTACAAGGTGGGTGAAAAGAATTGGTACCTCAACAAAGAGGAGAGAGACATGTTGCAAGAGTCCAATGAAGGTTTCAGGACACAGGGTGCAGTAGAGGACTTGCTCTTGCATCATGTGGAGTTTGATGCCTTGGACTCAGAGAAGAAAGGCTGGCAACTTACACAACTATTAAGAGCCATGGGCATAAGAAACCCAAGGAACATTGATTTTAAAGATGCATCAAGGGTGCTGACTGATAGGGGTATCATGCCTCGAAAGAGCAATGGCAAGAAGCTCTATGATGTGAGCCTAATCAATGTGGACATAGAAGAAGAGACATTGGAGTTTTAATATGGCTAAAGAAAAGAAACAACCCACCCTATTCCAAGATGAGCAATATGAATGGGAAGGCATGCCTGAGTTTGAGCAGAAAGATTTATCTCCATGGCACCAAGTGAATGTTAGATTTGCAAGTGAGGAGGACTTTGAGGAGTTCAAGCATAGGATGGAACAAGAGATCACACCCAAGCAGAAGTCATTGTGGTTTCCATTCAAGCCACATAGAAAGGCATCAGCCTTCATATATATAGATGAGAGTGACAAGGATTTAAGTGATGAAGGTTAATAGATACCCAATCTACATAGTCTCAAAAGGCAGATGGGAGTCAAGGTATACCAGCAAGGCACTCGAAAAGATGAGAGTTCCCTACTACATGGTGGTGGATGCAGAAGAATATGATGAGTATTGCAGTGTGATTGATGAACACAAGGTCTTGGTGATGGACAAGCAAGCAGAGATAGATTATGAGACATGTGATGACTTGGGTTTATCGAAAGCAGTAGGGCCGGGTGCTAAAAGGAATTGGTGCTGGCAACATGCTATAAGCATTGGTGCAGATAGACACTGGGTGATGGATGACAACATATCCTCATTTATGAGGCTACATAATAACTTCCATCATAGAGTGTGGACACCTGCACCCTTCTGTGCTTTGGAGGACTTTGTGGATAGATATGAGAATGTAGCTATGGCTGGGTTCAACTATGACTTCTTTTGTCAATCCAAGCTTAAGCATCCACCTTATAGAAAGAACACTAGGATATATTCATGCAACCTCATAAAGAATGATGTGCCATATAAATGGAGGGGTAGGTACAATGAAGATACCATTCTTTCACTGGACATGCTTAAAGATAATCTATGCACCATACAATTTAATGTATTCAACCAAGAGAAAGCTGGCACCAATATCATGAAGGGTGGTAACACAGATGCTTTCTATAAAGATGAAGGCACATTGCCCAAGTCAGAGATGTTGGCTGAGGTACACCCTGATGTTGCAAAAGTAGTGTGGAGATATGGCAGATGGCATCATCATGTGAATTACAACCCATTTAAGACAGTGCCATTGATCAAAAAGAAAGATGTGACCATACCCCAAGGTTTTAATAATTATGGCATGAAGCTTGTGAGCAGGGTAGGGTAGGGTATCTATTATGAGCAAACTTTGTAATTTAATGAGAGTAAGGGTGATGCAATGGAGAGCAGTCCCCTTAGCAATGCCCTTCCTTGAAAGTATTGATAATATAGGGTTTGTTGGCTATTTAGGGTATAGTATACCCTTTATATATAAAGATATATATATAGTAATAGTAGGTAGGTATATATATTAGTATGGATTATAGTATGTAAGTTATAAGTTATAGGAACCTGTACACCACACCCTCTACCCTAAAATAATATGAAAGAAGAAACACCCAAAAAAGGCAGACCAAGAAAAAAAGCACCAAGCTCATCATTCACTGATAAGCCAATGGCTTTTATTCCTGATGCAGAATATAACCTGACTGAAATGCAGACAGCATTTGTTTGGCATTATGTGAATGACAGTTGCACACAGACAGAAGCCGCTAGAAGAGCAGGGTTTGAGTTCCCAGCACAAGCCGCTTCTAAATTCTTAAATGGCAAGGACTTTCCTAATGTGGTTAAAGCCATCAAGGTTAGAAGAGATGAGCTTGCACATAAGTATGCAATTACTCCTGAAAAGACAGCCAAGATGTTATGGAAGGTAAGTGAAGAGGCTTACAAAAAAGGACAGTTCAATGCAAGTGTCTCAGCATTAAGAGAACTGAATGAACTGGCTGGGTTAAAGATCAAGAAGAGTGAGAACCTCAACATCAATGCTAACTTGGATAATCTATCAGCCAAGGATATAGAAGAACAACTCACCTCTATCTTTGGTGGCAACATCATTGATGCTGAACCTGATGACTTATGATTAAAGTAGGATTTACTTGTGGAGCATTTGATCTATTACATGCAGGTCATGTGGTTATGTTGAAAGAAGCAAAACAGAACTGTGATCATCTTATTGTTGGCTTGCAGACTGACCCAAGCATAGATAGAGATGAGAAGAACAAACCCATTCAATCAATCTATGAGAGATACATACAACTACAAGCTATCAAGTATGTGGATGAAATATTACCTTATGACACAGAGCAAAGCCTTATGGATTTGTTGGAGTCAACGAACATTGATGTGAGGTTTGTTGGAGAAGAATACCAAGCCAAAACATTTACTGGCAAAGGTTTACATACAATCTTTTACACCAACAGGAAGCACACTTTTAGTTCTACATCACTTAGAAACAGAATATCCACAAAGCATTAACATTTAAAACTAAGCCAAACAACAAAATACACCTGTAAAACAAAGAGAGAGCCTTTTTTCTCTCTCAAACACCAAAAAATGGCAAAAAATCAAAAAAACACCTTAAATCAGTGACTTACAACACTTTTTTCTACTGGAAAGCTACAGCTTTTATGGTTGCCAACACAAACATTGCTCAAGCACTGCTAACATAAGCATTAAAACAGCCTGCACAAGGCTCTGAGAAGCCTATAGGTAAGGGACTCCTTGGGTTTGGCAAAAAAAGGTCAAAAAATCGCAAAACTTTGACCCCTACACCCCTATATAGCTAGGTGCCTGTGCAAGTGCAGTTGCAACTGAGTTACAAAAATTCAGTAATCAATTTTGAAGATAAGTGTTAATTCCAATATAAATATGTATAATGCAATTATGAAGATAGATAGACATGCATTGAAGGAAACCATGAGTGATGTAGGAGTTGGCTTTCTGCTGGCTTTCCCAATATCACTAACAGTCCTGAATATTTGCAATTATTTTAATGCATCCATCTTGGCTACCTCCATTGCCCAAACTTTTGTCTTTACCATTTTTGCCATAGTAAGAAAATACTGCATCAGGATGACTTTCAAAAAAGCAGATGAAAAACAAAACCAATCTTGAGTCCATCTACTTGGCTTGGTGGCTTTCTGACCTAGCCAACAAAAAGGCTGAAGCACTCATAAAAAAATTCCAACAAAAATAATTACACTTTTTTCTATATAAGTGTTGACATTCACACTTTTATCCTTATTATAGATAGTGTAAGTGACAATGCTTACACAACATAAAAGGAAAAATATGGAAAATAAAAAAGTAATAAATGTAAAAGAAAAACTTTCTGAAGATCATTGGGAAAAACTTTTAGACCTATATGACTGGATTCTCAATCATAAGGAAAAGTCATCCTATGTATCTTTCCCTGAAGATGATTGGGATAAGCTCCCATTTGCTCTGTCTATTATTCTAAATGAATTCAAATCTGTTAAAGATAAAGATGTTCCTAAAGAAAAAATAAGCAAGTTTTTACAAATTCGTATGGGTGTTACAGACCTATTAAGTAGATACAACGAAGAAAAAAGTAATGAAGAAAGGATTAGTTTTTACTCTTTGTTGGATTTAGAAAAAGAAATGAAGGCTCTTTTCCCTCATGGTTA